CCACACTATTTGGTTGATGGTGTTTTATGGAGTGTACATGGTTCTATGCCATCTGGCAGCTTTTTTACTACTACTATAAATACCATTGACAACAATTTGCTCATGAGGTATGCTGTTGTTGCGTCAAAGTTACCCGTTGATGCTAGAATAGCTTCTGAAGAGCAGTTTTTGCCTTTTGTTACCGCACTGACCAGTGATTTTAGATGCATAGCCCTTGGAGATGATAATATCTTCTCAGTGGCTGGTGTCTTTGCTGACTTGGATTTGCAGAAGTTCAAAGAGAGCATGTTGCAACTGGGCCATAATTATACGGCTAGTGATAAGTCAGCAGAACTTAGGTTTAAGAGTCTAACTGAATGCACGTTTTTAAAACGTGGTTTCTATGTGACTAACAAATCTGTTCTAGCTCCTTTATCTTTGGCCACTATACGTGAAATGCCCTATTGGACAACAAAATCTGCACCTCCAGGTAATGAATACGAAGTCCTTTCAACTGCTCTATATGAACTTTCTTTGCACTCCGAGCCAGTGTTTAATCGTTGGGCTCCCATTTTTATCGAGAACTGTTACAAAGTTCTTGGTATGTATCCAGAGTACACGAGCTACAAACTATGCCGTGCGCATATGTTAAGTACTCTGACCACCTTGTAGTTCCATTTTTAGGATGGCGAAACTATTAGACACGCAAGTAAAATTTTAGCGTAGAACAATTCCGAATATATAGTAGGTTATTTAATCTTGGAACGCTATGTGGCAGTCCCACACAAGATCCTGTCCTTGCTAGGTGACATGGATAACTTTAAAGTGTCCACCGAATCAAAGCAAGTTACTGACCAATCAAAACTTATCGATATGGGTGATCATGGAGGCACCCAAACCTCTGAAGTTGACAAAAGTGCCACAACTACTTTTGTTGACGACTCCATTTCTGTCGTTACTAAGTTGCCCGTCATGCGTTCTGGCGTGACAGGCTTATCTGTTCCAGCAGTATCAGACCCTAACTTAGCCTTGTTCTTAGCTAAGCCAATTATTGTTAACCAAACAGCATGGACCACCGCCAGTGCTTCTGGTACCACTTTACTAACCTATACTCCTACTGGGACTTTGTCCAATGATATTTTTCTTTCCAAAGTTAAGGGATATAAAATGTTTAGAGGCACCTTGTGCATTAAGGTTGTCATTAATGCTCAACCTTTTCAGGCTGGGCGCTTACTGTGCCGTTTGCTCCCCTTTGCTGATAATCAGCATTTATCCTATGGTTATTCTCATAATATCAATTTTACCACTCGCACTCAACAACCTAACTTTGAGCTTGATTGCAGAGACTCATCTGGTACTATGGAGATACCCTGGGTTGGCCCAGCACCTTGGCTAGATCTTGTTAATACCACTAATACGTGGGGATATTTTTACATTGATGTTTTGTCCCCACTAATTACTGGCACTTCAGGTTCCACCACGGTTGAGGTTAGTACTATGGTCTACTTTAAGGATGTTGAATTTGCCGGACCTTTGTGTCCACAAGGCAATGAAACGTCGCGTAGATCTAGATATTATCCTCAGGCTGCTGATGGCCCAAAACTCCGTCGGAGAGTTAAAATATCCAACGAACAAGCTACGATCGAAGCGGGCAAACCCATTTCAACTATGCTTTCCTTGTCATCTAGGATTGCTGAAATTGCTAAGGGTGTTCCCCTTTTGTCGTCTATTGCCTCTCCCGCTGCTTGGGTTCTTCGCTCCGCATCTTCTTTGGCCGCAAATTTTGGTTATTCTAAACCGAACCTAGCTGCTCAACCTATGTATACGGTGCTTCG